AATGTACTCGGTAAATTCTACAGAAAAGACTTTGATATATGAAACTAACAGACATATTACTAAAAGAGAATAATGATTCCTGCCCCACAGCAACACAGGACTTAGTTCTTAATACAAAAAACAGAGATGCTTCAATAAAAGCAACTCATATCCAATATGGTCCACTAAATGTTAGCGAACCAGGTAAATACTGGAAAGATATAGCAAAATATTGGAATACTACAGAAAAAGCAGCTAAAGGAACTAATTGTAGCAATTGCGTAGCATTTGATATATCTCCTAGAATGGAAGAATGTATGCCAGGTATTACATCTGATGAAGATGGTAAATTAGGTTACTGCTGGATGCATCATTTTAAATGTCATTCTGCAAGAAGCTGTAGAACATGGGCAAAAGGAGGTCCAATAAATAAGGATAAAATCTCCCAAGAGTGGCAAGAAAGAAATAAAAAGTAAACTATGATACAGATAAAAGATTTACTAGGATTACCTTCTCTTCAATACCATATAGATAATGAACTCTCTTTACATGAGAATGTCTATCGTTATTCTAGCACCAACTTTATACAATTATTTGCTGAAGCAAGAGATGCTTATAGAGACGGTAAAATTCAACTTAATGAAGAAGATTTAAAGTTAATAGAAACAACAGATATAGGTCTATATGGAATATACGAGGCAAATAAAGTGCCTTTAGATTTACCAATGATTAATGAAGATAGAGCAATAATAACTTTTAAAAATGATTACGAAGTTAAAATGAATACCGGCGAAGGGTATGATGATGATTTTGAATATTTTGAAGCAGGAGAAAGAGAACAAGTCTATATCTTAGATAAAAATGATAAAAGAGTGCATATTGAATTTGGTGATGGAACTAATGCTTATATTCCAACAAATATAATATCAGTTGAAGAAAAATCATTAGAAGAAGCTAAATATAAAGGTAAAGATGTACCTTTAAATAAACCAAAAAGAGGAGGCTCTAAAAAGTTCTTTGTTTATACTAAAAATAAAAAAGGTAACGTTGTAAAAGTTTCTTTTGGAGGCACAACAGGATTAAGTGTAAAGATAAAAGAGAAGGGAGCAAGAGCTTCTTTTGCTGCAAGACATAAATGTGCTACTAAAAAAGATAAAACAAAACCAGGGTACTGGGCTTGTAATGTAGGACGTTATTGGAAATCATTAGGAGGAGCTAAGAACTTCTCAGGATATTGGTAAAATTAAAGTAATATGGGAGTAGTAGACCTTCAATCAACAAACTTAACCTTAAGCAGTATTGCAGATCATTCCGCACTTAGCAAATATAAAAATGGTAATTCCGGAAATAAAAATATAAACTCAATACGGGCAGACGGAGCAGTTAATATTCATGCACAAAACAATATCAGCATGAGAGGGACTGCTGCTTATAATGGTTTCGAACGAGCAAACGCTACAAGTCAATATAAGTATAGGTTCGTAGTAATATATGGTCAAAACTGTCAAGTACAAGTTTCATATCCATCCTCTGCCGGCGACGGAGCTTTATATAGACCAGGTACAAATAGCCTATACAATCGTAATTATATAACAGCAGCAGAATCTGCCTCTGGAGCAAGATTATGGGTTAGAGGTATAAACTATAACGACTTTAGTTATATGACTATTAATGCAAATAATTTTAGTTACGGTTATACAACAGGGCAATGGATATTCTACACATCAGCAGGAAGCTACCATTCTTTAGGTACATCTGGAAACGCAACCCAAACATTATACTCAAATGCATACACCAGTACCGGAGCTTTCTATTTAGCACATTTAGCAACAGCAGCATAAGATGGATACCCCGTATAAAGAATATAACACCGAAGGGTATCTCATAAGAGAGTTTTCTTGTGATACTGATTCATTTGAATATGTTTGGCATAGAGATAAAGAAGATAGAATAGTAGAATCAACTCACCCTACTGATTGGCAATTTCAATTTGACAATAAAATACCTCAAAGATTATCAGAAAATAAACTATTTATACCTAAAGAGACCTACCACCGATTAATTAAAGGAACAGGTGACCTTAAAGTAAAAATTTATAAACTATGAAACTAACAGATATACTTTTAGAAGTAGACTTTAACAAATATGATAAAGAATCAGATTCTCTAGCTAAAGAGTTAGATAGTAAATTTGGAGGAGATCCTTATGTAAGTATGGGGGACTATTCTGACGGACGAGAAGATAATGACCCATTAAAAGGAAAAGCTTACGGTAAGGTTACTTTTAGAGTTAAGAGTGAGTTTGAAAAAGATGAGTGGAATAAAATAACAGGTTTTATAAAAAGCAAAGGCTTAGAAATCACACAAGATAGTAATTACTACGACATAGAACCAGGAGAAAGAGAATGGTTTCCATCTGTGAAGTTTAAGTTCAATAAAAAAGAAAGTTAATAACAATGAAACTATCAAGAGTTATACTTGGTGAAATACTATATTACGATCCAGCATTTGAAAAAGTGACAGATCAACTAAGAGATAAAGGTGCAAAATACCTAGGCTCAGGAGATTATGGATCAGCATACTTACTAAACGGTAGAGTATACAAAGCAACAACAGACGAAGTAGAATTAGAACATGCAGCTATATTAAAAGGTAAAAAAACAAATAACTTTGCTAAAATATATGATGTAGAAGTTATAAACCCTAAACTAGGGGTAATACAAATGGAAGTTTTAGGAGAATTTAAAGGAGATATTCCTGAAGAGTGGGTAGAATCATTAGAAAAAGAATCAATCAGATTAGGAATAGACCCAGACGAACTAGATATCAGGCCATCAAATATTATGGTTAATCAAAAAAATCATTTAAAATTAGTTGATATTTAGAATTATTTTTCTTATATTATAAGATAATAGTTACGGACAACTAAATGGATTATACTTTTTTACTTGGATCTATAGAGAATTTACTAGGTAAATCTCATAAGAGAGCGAGAGCAAATCATGCTTTCCATTGCCCTTTTTGTAATCACCGCAAACCTAAGTTGGAGATTAATATGGCTACTAATGAAAAAGGCCATAACCCTTGGGAATGCTGGGTATGTCAAACAAAAGGCCGTACTATCCGATCACTACTCAAACAACTTAACACACCTAAAGATCAAGCTGCACTTATACTGAAGTACCTACCTAAAGGTTCAGAAACAGAATATACAGGTACATCTATAGTTGAACTCCCTAAAGAGTATCAAAGATTAGATGAAGCAACTAACACATCAGTTGTAGCAAATTTAGTTAAAAAATACCTATATGACAGAGGCCTTACCGACAATGATTTTATTAAATATGGTATTGGATACTGCACAAGTGGAGAATATGGAGGAAGAGTTATTTTGCCGAGTTATTCTGGATCCAACAGGCTCAATTATTTTGTTGGAAGAAGTTTTGACGGCAACTATTTTAAATACAAAAACCCGGAATCTTCCAAAGACATAGTATTCTATGAGAATTTAATAAATTGGGACTGTCCTATTATATTATGTGAAGGAGTATTCGACGCTATAGCAATAAGGAGAAATGCAATACCCATTTTAGGGAAAAGTATATCCAATGAACTTTGGAGAAAAATATTAACAAGTAAATTAACAGACATCTATATAGCTCTAGATTTAGACGCTCAAGATGCAGCTTTAAAAATGGCTGAAAAATTCATCGCAGCAGGATTTAGAGTATTTCTAATTGAACTACCAGGTAAAGATCCTTCCGAAATGGGATTTCAAGACTTTACTAAACTAGTACAGAACGCAATAGAATTAGATTTTTCTAAGATAATGTTGCAAAAATTAAATTTATGATAAAGCAAGGAATGAACATTCTTGAACAGAATGAAAAAAAGAGATTAGATTTTAACCCACAACTAAAGCAGATTAATTTCCTAGATAGAAGAGTTTACAAGAGAGGCGAAGGAGTATATTACCCGTCCGTAACAACTATACTCCAGTATATGCCCAAGAACAAGTTTTTTGAGTCTTGGCTTAAAGACGTTGGGCATAACGCCGATCTTATTATGAGACGAGCTGGAAAGCAAGGAACACAGGTACATGAAGCATGTGAACAGCTAGTACTAGGTAAAGAAGTTACCTGGATGGATGATTACGGTAATGCAAAGTACTCTCAAATAGTTTGGGAAATGATATTAAAGTTTGCTGACTTTTGGAGAACACATAAGCCGGAATTAATATCTGCTGAAGATTTTGTATGGTCAGACGAACATAAGTATGCAGGAACTGCAGATTTAGTGGTAAAAATGCACGGACAAATATGGTTACTAGATATTAAAACATCCAACTCCATTCATAAATCTTATGACTTACAGCTTTCAGCTTACGCAAAAGGGCTAGAAGAAGCAAAAGGAATAAAAATTGAACGTACAGGTATTATATGGTTAAAAGCACACTCTAGAGGTCCATCAAAACAGAAAAACGTAATTCAAGGAAAAGGGTGGAAAGTTTTACAAATAGATGAAATAGAGGAGAACTTTGAACTGTTTAAGATGATATATAAACTCTACTCACTAGAGAACCCTAATACAGAACCTATTTATAATAGTTACCCTACAACTCTAAAACTATAATGTATGAAGAACTTATTATTTTTAATACTAATATTAACATTAACAGGATGCGCTTCTGTACAAGTTAGCACTTTAAATCATGACCCTATATACAGCATAGAAGGATCAGATGCAGAAATAGTAGTAATAAATAATGAGTTTGAACTTCAACGATTATTAAGAACAGATTTTAATTTTAGGTTAGATTTTGCTCAATATGCTTTGAGTCAACCTAGATCATTTGATTGGAATAACCGTATACTAGGTAATAGGTATAATAGATATAATCCATACTACAGGTTTGGGTACAGCCCTTACTGGAATAGAGATCAGATGTGGAACGATTGGGCATGGGGTTATACTAGCTGGAATTCTTGGGGTTCACCTCATAGATGGTCCCCTTTTGGGTACGATAGATGGGGATATAACAACTGGACTAATAGTATACACTATGGATACGGTTGGAATAATTACTACGGGTGGAACAATAATGGTTGGAACTATTGGAACTATTATCCTAATTATAATAGAAGAGGTAGTACAGCATATATTAATGAACGTAGAAGTTCTAACATAAACACTTCAAGTCGAAGAGTAAACCAAAGAACAGCACCAACTCAAACTGTAAAAGTAAAGAAGCGAAGAATAAATAATAGTAGAAATGATAAAACTATCAACAATAATCCTAGAGGATTCGTCCGCCCCGAAAGCAGTAATAATGGCAGGAGGAGCAGGGTCAGGCAAAACATACCTACTCAACCAGTTAGGGCTAGACAGCCTAGAACAATTCAACCCAGACAAATACGTGGAGGACAAAGACCATCCGTATTACAACAAACTAGGACCAGCAGCCAACCAAGTAGCCAAAGACGTAGCAGCAGCAGCAGAAAAAAGAACTAGTTTAGTATGGGATACTACTGCTTCGGGTAAAAGGTTTGAAAAGCAATTAGAAACTATGCTAGGTATAGGTTACGACGTATATATGGTTATGGTCTACGCACACCCCATGATTTCTTATATCGCTAACTTTCAAGGAAGAGAGAGGAACATCCCAGCAGACGCAGTTTTCTCAACATGGAGAAACATTTACCAGAAGATAGAAGAATATAATCAAAAATTAAAAGGTAACTTATCAATCTTTGTATCAGATAGAGGTGGGAAATTTAATAAAGAAATTGAAGGTTTTAATAAAGCAGCACAAAAAGGACTTAGTGGTGTAAAAGAATTCCTAAAAGATTATAATGAAAAAAATAATATAGGAGGATCATCATTCTTCAAACCGGTAGAGATGAGTAAGGAAGAAGAAACAGAGTTTATTAAACACGTTGGAAGTGTAGCTTGGGATAAAGATAATAGATCAGAAGATAAAGCAATTAAAACTGCATTTTTAAAAGCATTTAGAAAGAATGGAGTTGGACCAGGGCAAGATAAACTTAGAGATGCAGTAAAAAAATACAAAGATTCATCTCTAAAGAGAAGTCAAGATGCAGACGCAGTCTTAGATAACATATTGGATATGATCTACAACCCAACTTTTCAAGAAAAACTAAAACATTCCTCAGTATCGGAAATAGATTCTAGAGTACAAGCATTTTTAGCATGATAGCATTATACCCAGGAGCATACAAACCACCTCATAGAGGACATTTTAATGTAGTTAAATCATTGTTGGATAACTCCTATAATGGTTCTATATACGATAAGGACAATTATAAAGAAACAGGTGCTAACTTACTTAAAGGAACAAGCGACAGTAAACCTAAGATTGATAAAGTTATAGTCTTTGTAGGCGCAGGAGAAAGAAATGGTATATCTAAAGAAGAGTCTATGTCTATATGGAATATATACTCTAATTATTTAGGTAATGTAGAAATACTAGATGGAGGAAAAAATCCAATGTTTGCTGCTAAAGATTACGCACAAGCAAACCCTGAAGAAGATTTTGTATCGGTAACAGGTATTAGAGGAGATAAAGACTTTGTGGATTTAAGGAGAGTAACTACATATAAGAATGCTCCTAATGTACAAGGACTAGCACTTGCAGCATCACCCGACTCAACCACTAGAGCAACAGACTTTAGAAATTCAATATTATCAGGAAACTTAGATAAAATAACAGATTTTTTTCCTGAAGATTTATCTAGAGAAGAGATACTACAAATACTTACAGATTTAAAGGATAAAATTGTAGCAGAAATATTAAGTTCTAATATAGAAGGTTTTATGGAGAATTATTTTTCTCCTGAAGAAACTACCGTAGTAGAAGATAGAATAAACAAAAGCAATACCGATATAGATAACCTATATAGATACTTATCCAGACTAATACCTAATACAGCTATTATAGAACACAAAAGAGATAGCATCACAGTGGGTTTCCCAAAACTAAATGAAGAACCAGGTAAGAAACTAGAAATAAAAGACTATATAACATCTTTAACTGAATATATGATTGATCAAGGAATGGAAATTATGCCACTCCCAGAAGTTGTAATACAAAAAGACGAAGCAAATGCTTCTAATTTCTTTGGTAGAACAGCATACTATGATCCAAATGCTAAAAAGATTGTTCTATATACACTTGGTAGACATGATAAAGATATAGTTAGATCATACTCACATGAAATGATTCACCACATGCAAAATATAAAGGGAACCTTACATAATATACAGACTCAAGACACAAACGCAGATAGTGATTTATTAGAATTAGAAAAAGAAGCATACTTATTAGGAAATATAACGTTTAGAAACTGGGAAGATAGTTTGAAAAATAAACACTAAAAAAGTTGTTTTTGAACATAAATTTTCGTATATTAAGTAATAATAATATAAACTAAAAAAGGTTATGAATACAAGTATAGTAGACTTATTAGAAGCACATCCACCAACTGTAGAAGAAAAGACCTCTAAATATCAAATTTACTGTGATATGGATGGAGTATTGACTGATTTTGAAACTAGATTTCATGAAAAGCTAAATGAAGTAGGTCCAAAATACTACCCTTTAAAAGATATTAAAAAGGTGGTTAAACCAAAAGACTTTGAAGCAATATTCGGTATAACTGAATTCTGGAAATTTATAGATCAAACAGTAGGAGTAGCATTTTGGGTAGGTATGGATTGGATGCCAAGAGGTAAAGAATTATGGAACTTTATATCTAAATATAATCCGTCACTTTTAACTTCTCCGTCTAGAGATAACACATCCAGGCTGGGAAAAAACCTTTGGACTAAAAACAATCTTACACCGAAACCAAAAGTAATATTTGCATATTCAGCAAATAAACAAAATTATGCTAACTCTAATACGATACTTATTGATGATAAAAAATCAAATATAGAAGAGTGGAGAGCTAAAGGAGGTATAGCATTTAGAGTAAAAGGTGGAGATATAACAGAAGCAATTAACGGACTAAAAGAATTAGGATATGAGTAATAATCTTAAAAAAGAATTTAAGCATTCGGATGTAGAAAGAATGCGTAATATTATAAAAAAAGATTATACTGGAAAAACCAAACTTCAATCAGGATATAAAAAAGTACATAAGAAATATAAGGAAGGAGACGTTTGGGAAGAATCAGGTAAAAATTGGACTATTAAGAACGGCTTAAAACAGAATATTACTAAATTAGATTCTGCAAAAAAAGCAACCCAGGTACCGTTAACTTGCCCTAAATGCGGAAAGTCAATAAAATCTCATATCTCTAAAGAAGCTTATAAGATAAATAAGATGTGTTTTGACTGCGTCATAGACTGGCAAGCAGAGCTCAGAGATAGAGGTATGTTGGAAGAGTATTTAATGCATGCTAAAAAAGGGAACTTAAAGTACTACATAAATGAAATTGAAGCACAGCTAAAAGATACTCTAGAGCAAACTAATGATTATGTTACTGAACAAGGAGATATTGAAAATTGGAACAGCAGTAAAGACAAAGAAAAAGCAATAGTTACAGAAAAAGTTAATGAATACATAGACTACTTAAAAAAGAAGCTAAATTAACCTCTATTTATTAGATATACTTAATAGCACTATATATCTAAAATAGCATGACACAAAAACAACTACTAGAATCAGTACTATCTGAATTAGTTCACATAAAAAAACACATGCCGAATGGAGAGTTAAAATCCATGCAGTCGGACATGAAAGCATTAAAAGAAGATGTATCGGACTTAAAGTACACACTACTAAACCCTGAAGATGGAGTTATAGTAAAAACAAATCAAAATTCTCAATTCCGCAGAAAGATGGAAACAGGAGAAAAAGAATTTAGTTCTAAGATGATTGAGGTAGAAGACCTTAAGAGATGGAAAGATAGTGTTTCTAAAGCACTTTGGATAATATTTGGAATACTAGCAGGATTAGTAATGAAAGTATTTGTAGAGTTTTTAAAGTTAAAATAAACTATGAAAGTTCCATCTAATATAAACAGCATAGTAAAAGAGTCATTGAGAGACTGGTTTAAGAAAGAGAAGTGGGTACGCATCTCTTCTTCTGGTAATATAGCTGGCGATTGCGGTACTTCTAAAAATAAGAAGAACCCAGATAGATGTTTACCAAAAGCAAAAGCACAGAGTTTAACTAAAAGCCAAAGAGCCGCTACTGCTGCAAAGAAAAAGAAAGCAGGAGCTAAAGGAAAGACAGTGGTGAAAAATACAAAAAAAGCAAAAGTAACCAAAGAAGATATCCGTAATTTAGTAGTAGGTACAATAGCAGAAATGCAACAAAATGAAAACTTACTTCAAGAAGACGATAGGTGTACTAGACTAGCAAAATCAAAATATGACACCTGGCCATCAGCATACGCCTCCGGGGCAGTTGTCCGTTGTAGAAGAGGTGAAATATGGAAAAAGAAATAAAATGCCTGTAAAAATTAAACCAAGTTCTAAAAAGTACAAAAAAGATAAGAATGGTAAAATGACCAGCCAATGGGTATGGGAACATTATACTGTAAGTAATACATCAACAGCAGAATTAAAAAAGTACTACAGTAACCCATCTTATAAGAGAAAAAAAGCTGTAATAAGAAAAGAACTAGTTAAGAGAAATGAAGAAGTCTGAATTAACTAAAATCATAAAAGAGGTACTACAGGAAGGTCCCCACGATCCGGTTAAGCCCGGTATACTTAAAAAACGTTTAGGTAAATTATCCTGTTCTAAAGTTAGGAAAGCAAAATCAGGATTAAAAGATAAAGGCACTCACTATGCGAAAGCACTCCAAAGATACTTAAACTACCATTGTCAATAAAAATAGCAAATACCGCCCTTAATAAGACAGCGTACTTTACAGACCCAATAGAAGACGTAAACGTACTAAGAGATAAAAACTCAGTAGACCTGTTTGATCAAAATGGATACCACTTAACTAAAGCAGAACAAGCATTCCTTCCTTATAACGGCTATGAACCAGTAGCAAGGAGACATGAAGATTGCTTAAGATACGATTGGTTACTTTGGGATAAAAAAGAAGGCGCACATATAAATCATTCAGACCTATTTGAGCGTAAAGGATTTGCTTCTACAGCAAAAGCACAACTAGAAGCAATGTCAGAATACAATGCTTTGAAGTATTCCACTACGAGTGGGATTCTTTTATATACGAAGAAGTAATCGAAAAAAAGTTGGAAATTGAAAAATTTATTCTTAACTTAGATTGGGATCAAACAGCTATAGATCTTTGGAAAGTTAAACATGAATGGATAAATTTAGATTTCTTTGAACAGACCCAATGGAGAACGGATTTCTTTGGATTAGAACCTGAGAAGTTTAAAAACGTTATTTGGGAAGAGTAATCTATTTATTTATATAGCTATACAACATAAAACTAGTAATATGACTTACGAAGAATTAAAAGTACGTTTAACCTCTGTTGAAACAACATTACAGCAACTACAAACAACAGAATCAGCTAAACTAACATCCTCATATATAGAAGACTCTATTCAACAGTTAAATATAGTACGTGAAAATATACTCTCAAAAATGAAAATATTAGAAGAAGGAGACGAAACTATGTTCGTTTCTACTAAAGGCGGCGACACTAAGGCAGTTAAAATGGATAGAAAAACAGCAATGGATTTAAAAAAAGACCCTGCCATAACAGGTATTGATACTGCTAAAGGAGCAAAAATAAAAGAACAAGACGGCGTACAATTTTCCATCGAAGAAACTAAATCAATTGCTAAATCAGTTGGTAAAGCATTGATTAAAGCATTAAAGAAATCTGGAGATGAAGTAGCCAGAATAAAAGCACATCGTTTAGAAGAAGGGAGTTTTGATATACATATACTGTACAAAGGTGAATCTGGAGAAGATGAATTTTCATTTTATATAGCAGAAGATACGTTACACCTAGTAGATTTTTCTTTCGATAAAGAACTAGTAGAGGTAGGCATTAAACCTTCAGGAGAGGCAATTATAAACGTGGATGTATTAACAAACGAACTACTTAAACACTTTAGATCTTTAAATGAAGAGGACTATGACCCAGATCAAGAGCAAAGAGATGATGAAGAAGATCATGGAGTAGGCTATGATGATGAAGGACGTCCATTAGGAGAAGGAGAAGGAGATGACCATCACTATATTAAAGTAAAGGCACACGATTATAAGAAAGCTATGGCTATCTTAAATCAAAACGTAGATCCAACTTATGTTAAAATGGAGGTTGTTGACAATGACGGAGCCGGTAATGTAATTATATACTTTATATTTAAACATGAAGATGGTTTTGACGACATGTACGATGACTCAGAAAACCCAGATTCAGAATTTTATCAAGAACCAGACGAAGATCCACAAGCATTCGTTTACGATGTAGTAATGGATTTACGAGCAAACGATATTGAATTAGCAGACCATTCAGCAGAGATGGATGAAGCTACTAACTTCAACGACCCAGTACTCATGAAAATGAGAGTTGCTAAAAAAAGAAACGCGGACTTTAAAAAATTAGATGCTTATAGTAAATCTCCTGAAGGACGAGCTGCTGTAAGAGCACAAGCTAGTGCAGAAAGAAAAGAACAGAAAGCAAGAGAGATTGTTCGTAAGTTGAAAATCAAAAGAGCTCAAGTAGAAAGAGAAATGGAAAATGACCCAGGTACCGAACCTCAAGGCGGTCCAGTATCAGATATGTACGGAGATCAGTTAAATAAAATTGACAATGCTATTGAAAAAGCAGCATCTGTATATAATAAGCCTATGGATTACGATACAGCAGTAGGTAAAGTAAACGAAGGAGAAGGACACTTAGTTACCTTCGGATACGATTTAAATGCTATTCAAGATGTGGTTGATCATTTACAGTCTAAGTATAAAGAAGGACAAGATTTTGAACTTCATATAGGTAGAGGAGATGATTTACCTA